ATGCGTTTGACAATCGAAGCTGAAACCGGCATGACCTATCGCGAGCAGGCGACCGCCCGGAAGCAACTCGTCGATCGAGGGGTGTTAGTCGAGACGAACAAGCGGCTCGAACATCGCGTGTACTACCGCATCGACCTCGATCGTTTGAACGAGATGTTGGAATCCGCGAACTGCGGAAAGCGCATTTCGGGGGAGGCTGATTCCGCAGTCCGCGGGGCAGCGAAAGCGCAAGTCGTTAATAAGACAAAGACTACTACAGAGACTACATCAAAGAGTACGGCTGACACGTCAGCCAAGCGCGATGTCGTCGACGAAAAGTTCGATGAAGCGTGGCGGCAGTATCCGAAGCGTGAAGGCTCGAATTCGAAGCAGGCAGCTCAGCGGGCTTGGAACGCTCGGATCCGTGAAGGCATCGATCCGGGAGTGCTGGTCGCGGCAGTGGTTGCCTACGCTACGGCGATGAAGGCTGCAGGGAACGTCGGGACGCCGTACGTGAAGCAGGCGTCGACGTTCTTCGGTCGTGATCGGCATTTCGAGGAGTTTGCGAAGCCCGGCGCGAAGGGCGATCTCTTCGCCGGAGACGGCGAGGCCGTTCCATGGTGGAAGGCCGCCGGCTTCACGTACCTGTGGCAGGCCACCAACGCCGGCTGCAGTGAGCGAACCGCCCATCTCTGGGCCAACGGCGTCCGTCAGGGAGCTCGAGCATGAACGCGCGAGAACTGGCCGAGCTGATGGCGCAGAACGCGCAGGCGATCGTCGAGCACTTGCTGCCGAACGGTCGCAAGTCGGGCAAGGAGTGGAAATCCGGCAGCACGGCGGGCGAGAAGGGGCAGAGCCTGTCGGTGTGCCTCAGCGGCGCCAAGCGAGGCGTGTGGAAGGATTTCGCCAGCGGCGAGGCGGGGGACCTTCTGGACCTTTGGTGCGCATGCCGGTCGCTGTCGGTGGCTGATGCGATGCGCGAGGCGAAGCAGTTCCTGGGCGTCCGCGACGACATGCCGAAACGGCAGGCTCCGACGTATCAACGTCCGGCACGGCCGAAGGCGACGCGGCCGACGAGCTTGCTGGACGAGTGGTTCGGTGGCCGCGGCATCACTGCCGAGACCGTCCAGGCATTCAAGGTCGCCGAGCAGACCAACGGGCCGAAGACGCACATCGTCTTCCCGTACCTCCGCGGCGGCGAGCTCATCAATGCCAAGTACCGGAACATCGCGGACAAGAAGGACATGCGGCAGGAGGCCGGCGCCGAGCCGTGTCTGTTCGGCTGGAACCTGATCGACCCGGCCCAGCGCGTCGTTGCGATCGCCGAGGGCGAGATCGACGCCATGACGCTGCATCAGGTGGGTATTCCGGCGCTGTCGGTGAACGCCGGCGCCGGCAACCACCAGTGGATCGACAGCGACTGGGAGCGTCTCGAGCGCTTCAGCGAGATCCTGCTTTGCTACGACAACGACGAGGCCGGCCGGAAGGGGGCTCAGGAGGCCGCAAACCGCCTCGGCATCGAGCGTTGCCGCGTCGTGTTCTTCGGCGAATCGAAGGATGCGAACGAATACCTGCTCGCCGGCGCCAGCGCGGAGGATTTTCGCCGCTGTTGCGATCAGGCATCAGGCTTCGATCCGGACGAGCTCAAGTCGATCGATCGCTTCTGGTCGAACGTCAAATCAATGTTCTATCCGGCGCACGAGGAATCGAATTTCCCGTACTTGTCCTTCTGCGGCCGCAACGAATTGTGGTTCGAGTTTCGCCCGGGCGAGGTGACGGTCTGGACGGGCATCAACGGGCACGGCAAGTCGCTGCTGCTTGGCCAGGTGCTCATCGGTCTGATGTGCCAGGGCGAGCGCGCATGCGTCTTCTCGGGCGAGATGCGGCCGGAGATGCAAGGCAAGCGGCTCGCGAAGCAACTGGGCGGCCTCGATCGGCCGGCGCCGGAGTATCTCGACCATATGGGCGCGTGGCTGCGCGATCGGATGTGGGTCTTCGATCTCGTCGGGGTCGCGGCGATCGAGCGCCTCGTGACGGTGTTCACGTACGGCTTCAAACGCTACGGGATCCGCCACTTCGTGATCGACAGCCTGATGATGACCGACGTCCCGGAGGACGGCCACGGCGCGATGACGGCTCAGAAGGAAGCGATGCGCCTGCTCGCCAACTTCGCGCGCCAGTACAACGTTCATGTGCACCTCGTCGCTCACCCGCGCAAGGGCCAGGACGAAAAGCGCAGCCCCGGCAAGATGGACGTCGGCGGCAGCGGAAAGATCACGGACGCTGCAGACAACGTGTTTTCGGTCTGGTCGGCGCAGAAGGATCAGGACGACGAGAGTGTCGACGAGCCGGACGCGTTCCTGACGCTGCTGAAGGCGCGCAACGGCGAAACGCAGCGCCGGTCGCTCGCGCTGTTCTTCAACCGGGAATGCATGCAGTTCGGTCCGAGCGAGAGCCGCCGGCCGTACGTGTATCTGCCGTTCAGCCGTGCCGGCCAGGAGGCTGAGGCATGAGGCAGATTGAGCGAGAGGGATCCGCGCAGCGCTGCATCTGCGAACTGCTCGCGCGCCGCAGTCCGATGACTATCAACGAAATCGCCGAGGCGCGGGGCATCCATCCGCGGGCGACGGCTCGTCAGCTCGATGCGTTGGCGGAAGCGGGATTCGTTTCCGCGTCGGGCAGCCCCAAGCGCTATACGCGCACCGAGAAGCCGATCCCGCCGGTCGTTCCGCTCACGCTGAAGTCCGCGCGTGTGGCGGAGAGCCGGCGGCGTGACGCGGCGCGTGTTTCAGTGCCGTTCCAGATTCCGGCGCCGACGGAACTCGATCGCGTGATGCTGTCCTGGGTCGGAGCTGAAGCATGATCTCGCTGCGTAACCTGTCCAATCCGGATCTCGTCGGCCACCGCATCTGCGAGTTGCTCGAGCAGCAGGGCATGCTGACCCAAGCGAGTCTCGGTTTGCAGATCGGCGTGCCGCGGGGGACGATCTCGAAATACCTCACGGCGCTGACTGACGAAGGCTACACGTGCATCGCCAACTCCATCTCCTACGCCAAATCGAGCGGGGCTCGAGGTATCAGACGCGGCGTAATCCTGCTCTACGCTCGGACGAAAAAGCCGCTGCCCGTGATCACCGGGGATCGCGACGAGGTCACGCCGGCCGAACTACACCAGATCATGTGCGGCATCGTTCAGCGAGGGAAACAGCTTTAACGTGGTCGCGTCTCCTTCACTACGGTGATTTGCCCGGCTCGCCCGGGCATTCTTTTCTGGAATGCGCCTCGAATCTTCCATCTGCCCGCAATGCAAGCGTCTCTGGCGACTGAACATCGTCGAGATGTTGCGCGAAGCGAAAGGGAAGAGGTGGATGTGTCGCGTCTGCCAGATCGCCAACGAAGCGGATGCCGCAAATAGGCAGCGCGGGATAGAAGAAACGTCCGACGGGGGCCCATTAGCCCAGGCCCGAACAACTGGTGTCGCGCCAGCTCGATAAACGTGGCTGAATGGCGGAGTCGCACCGCCAGGACCGACCGGAATGGCTGAACGCACCAAGGCGCAGCAGGTCGACCAAGCCGGATATACCCGCCGCGACCTAGCAACGCTTCTAAAAAAAGCGGGTGGGAGGTTGCGCCCTATTCAGAACGAACTCCACACCCGAATTTGCACGATTTAGCGTTTAACGTTTCGAGAGCATTGCGTCTGCATACTCGTACGCGGACCTTGCCAAGTCTTCCTTCGAAGTGAACTTGCCCGAACCAGTCGCAATCAGCGATTGCATGGCCTGGGCAGCGAAGTAGTCGCGGAAAGTCAAGCCTTGCTCTGTCGAATCCGCAACCGGAAACGCCGGCTTCTTCAAAAATTCTTGCCTCACGTTATTCCCCGTAGAAACTTTATAAATGGAGCGTCGATCTTATCGGAATACATCACGATTCGACACTGTCATGTTGAACAGGATTCAGTGAACCGGCGCGAAGCCAATTCGCTCGACGCCGTACGCATCCATCCAAGCATCCCGATCGGAAAAGCCGAGTTCTTCGGCGAGGTAATCAGCCAGTTCCTCGGCTGTCGGCGCCTCAGGCGAATCGAAGTACCCGAGAGGTGCTTCCTCTTCCGGCGTCAAGATGGCGTAGAGCATGTGATCCTCCTGTCTCTACCCATCTTAACGGCGTTACCCGGAAAGTCTTGACGCCGGGGACATCCCGATCAATTTGCCCCGAAGTTCTTAAGCAGGTCGCCGAAAGCGTTCACGCGGGCCCGCTCAGCCTCTTCATTCCTGGCGGCAGGCATATTCGTTGGGATAACCCTCTGAAAGCCTGTCGGCCTCGTCGAGGCTGACTTCTGCTCGATGGCGAGCTCGTGTTGTAACTGCAGCGCAGCGTGGACCTTTTTCAGTAAGTCCGGATCGTACCGAGCAATTTCGAACACTGCCGTCTCCAGAGCGTCAATGCGTGCTTTGAGCAGTTCGTCGTTGTACGTAAGCATGTTTCCGTCTCCATAGCGGGGAAGGGAGTTGGCGGTTGCCAGCTGAGACGGTAGCAGGCTTCGAATGACCGTAGGCTGAGCGAAGACAATCCCTCGCGTGCGCGCACGTACGCGCGTGGAAAGGCTCAGGCGGATACGGCAGAAAGGGATGAGAAATGGAGGATGAGGGTGTCCTGCGTGCCTCAAAAACACGCGTTTCCCGCTCTGCCTCATTCCATTCAAATACCTTTCTGCAACATTCAAAGGCTTACATGTTGCAGCGCATTCGCCGAGATCAGCGTATCGACCAACTGCGGAAATGTCACAAGTGATTGATTTTATTGATCTGTTGCGGTGCATCTCGATTTGACATAATGGCTGCTATCGGTCGAAACGGGGTATTATCAGCAGCGGATGAGATCAATTCTCATCTTTGTCTTACGAAAACATAACTCTGGGACCACCCAGGGGCCACCGGACGGGGGTGACGAAATTTCGCAGACCACCTCTCCAGTCTGCGCACGGGAAAAACATTGATGATCCTCCGCGAGGAGGAAAGTCATGGCCCTGACCAATGGAGCGTTGCTGAAGGCGATCTCGGACGATCGCGCGCTCGGTTCCGCGATGCTGTTTCCGCATCGGCATCCGCAGGCGTCGCCGGCGTTCCACGTCGAGGTCATGGACCTATGGCGTTGTGCGGACGAGTGGGTGCTGATCGAGGCGTTTCGGGAGGGGGCGAAATCGACGCTGTCCGAGGAGCACCTGTTGATCGAGGCGTGCTTCGGCAACTTCGGGTACTGCCTGATCATCGGCGAGACGTACACAAAGGCCTGCCAGCGTCTCGAGGCGATCAAGTTCGAAGCGACCCGAAACACGAAGCTGCAGGGCCTTTTCGGCCGGCTGAAGGAGTCGGGGCGGGTCTGGAACGAGCACCAGATGGAGCTTTCGAACGGCGTCCTGCTCGAGGCTCACGGCTGGGAGGAAGAATTTCGCGGCTTCAAGTGGCGAGACATCCGGCCGGATCGGGCGTACCTCGACGACATCGAGAACAAGGAGCGGGTCAAGGACAAGGCGGCGGTCGACGCGTCGATGCGCAAGCTCTACCTCGAGCTGATCCCGGCGATGGACAAGGTCAAGGGCAAGATCCGGGTTACCGGCACGCCGCTGGCCGAGGACTGCATGATCACCCGGCTTCGCGAGAATCCGGACTGGACGAGCCGACGCTATCCAATCTGCAACGGCGACATCGACGACCCTGAGACGCGGGCGTTGTGGCCGGAGCGCTACCCGATGGACTGGGTCCGTCGGAAGCGCGACGAGATGGAGCGGGCCGGGCAGCTCCGTGGCTTCATGCAGGAGTACATGCTCATGGCGATCGGCTCGCAGGACAAGCCGTTCGAGAGTGAGCATATCCTGGAATGCGCAGTCGATCCGGCGCCGTGGCTACCGAAGGTCGTGATCACCGACCCCGCACGGACTACGGACGTGAAGAAGAGCGACCGTACTGGGCGAGTCGTGGTCAGCCGCCTCGGCACGAAGATCTACGTCCACGCGAGCTCGGGCGAGTTCTGGAAGCCGGACGAGGTTATCGAAGACGCCTTCAAGACCTCCGCTCGGTATGGCGACGCGGCCGTCGCGATCGAGAAGAACTCGCTCGACGAATGGCTGCTGCAGCCGATGCGCGCGGAGATGCTCCGCCGCGGCGTGACGCTCGCGCTTCGCCCGCTCACTGCCCCCCAGGATCGGGACAAGGTGCAGTTCATCATGGGCATGCAGCCGTTCTTCGAGGCCGGCGACATTGTGCTGGTCGGCGGGAAAGGTCAGCATCCGAAGCTTGTCGCCGAGATCCTGAACTTCCCCAGCGGCAAGCGCGACATCCTCAACGCGCTCGCTTACTTCCAGCGCGTGTTCTCGGGTTCCCCGGTGTACGAGGACTTCGGGCAGTGGAACATCGTGTCCGAGTATCAGCCGAGCCAGCAGCATCCCCTTGCCCTGGCGTTCAATTCGAACGGCACGGAGACAACCGCGGCGCTGGTCTGCATCGAGGGTCAGCGAATCGTCGTCGTGGCTGACTGGATCTCGCCAGTACCTCCAAAGGAAGCGGTAGCCGACATCACGCAGCTCGTGCGCGCCGCGTTTCCACGCGCACGCGTGACGACATGGCTGCCGGCCGATGTGCTCGATCAGGCCGACCGCATGCCGATCGTGGCCGCGCTTCGCGCCGCGAACATGTACCCGATGCGCGGGGCATACGTGAACGTCGCGCGGGGTGCGCTTTCGCCACTCATTCGTACGGAGGCCAAGGCTCGACGGTTGTTTCAGGTCGACCACGAAGGGGCCAAGCACACGGTCAACGCGATGGCCGGAGGCTACAACTACCCCGTCGACCGCGCGGGAAACCGGAATACGCTCCCCGAGACTGGTCCGCACCGTACCCTCGTCGAGGGGATCGAGGCGGCCGTGTACGTGATCTGCTCGCAGCAAGCGGACGTCCTGCCGGAAGGCGTGAACATGGGCGTGAACCCGCAGGGTGTGAGCTATCTGACCACTTTGCCGCGGAGATGAACATGGCAGTCGATCGCAAAATCACGCCCAAGGCGCCGTCGCAGCGCCCGTCGGATTTCTACAAGGGCAAGCAGCAGGGCGGCGCGTACGGCCGCGCCGAGAAGGTTGGCGAACGCATGTCGGGCGGCCCGATGCGCGAAAAGATGTCGAAGCCGGGTCTGTGATCGTGAAGAAGCGCCGCGAATTCCAGGGTACGCGCTCCGAGTCGCGTCCGGTCGGCGACTTCTTTGCCGATAAGACTGCGAAGAAGCCGAACATCGACGATCGACCGAAGCGCACGCCGCGCGATCGCGGCACCGGCACGTCGCTCGAGCGCAAGCTCCGCGGCAAGGTGATCGGCTGATCCTTCCATGGCCCGCTCGAAGAAGCCGAAGAAGCAGGACGACAAGCCCGCGGTCGAGACACTGGACGCGCGGGCGCTCGACGCTGAGAAGACGGGCGAAGAGATCGAGAACTGGGCCGACCGGCCCGATTCCGACGCCTATGCCGAAGCGGCGAAGCTGTACCCGAAGATCGCGAAGTGCTACCAGAACAAGCAGGAGCAGATGGACCGCTGCGAGGAGTACTGGTCCATCTACAACGCCCAGCCGGACGAGAATCAGCAGTACTCCGGCAATTCCCAGTGCTACATCCCGGCCGTGCGCAACGCCGTCAACGCGCGCGTGAAGCGCACGCTGGCGCAACTTTTCCCCGTGAACCACAAGCATATCGGCGCGACCGGACCGGACGGCAACATCCCGTTCGCGCAGATCAGCCTACTCGAGCATTACATCCGCTCGGCCGCCATCAAGGATGTCGTGCGCGCGGACCTGATCGCGGGCGACGTGACCGGGCAGTGGAACCTCTACGTCGACTGGTCGCGAACGCAGCGCAGGATCACCGAACTGATCAAGAATCCGCCGATTCTCGAGGATCATGAGCTGGGCGGGGAGGTCGAAGACGTTACCGCCGACGAGGACGACTGGGACTGGGAAAAGGAATCGAAAGACGTCACGACCGAAGGGCCGGACATCGTTCAGTTCGCCACCGAGGATCTGGCCGTCTATCCGCCGACCTGCAACGACATCGAGAAGGCTACTGCGACTGCGATCCGGCTGCGCCTGACGATCGATGCGGTGGAACGGTTCGTCGACGAGGGCGTCTTCGTCGGCGTCGAGGCGAAGGAACTGATCGACAACCTCGCAAAGCCGGACGGCGGCCGCGAAAAATACGTTCCGCCGAAGAAGCGCACCGGCGACGCCGGCATCCGCACGGAAGGCACGTTCAAGTACGCGCTGATCTACGAGGTCCACACGAACCTGGATCTCGGCAACGGCAAGGAGCCGTGCTTCGTGTATTTCGCCGGTCAGAATGTGATCCTGGGGATCATCCGCAACCCGTTCTGGTCGGGCAAACGGCCGATCATCTCGGCTCCGATCGAGCGCATCACGGGTTCGTTCTTCGGGATTTCGAAGATCGAGCCGGTCAAGTTCCTGCAGTGGAACCTGAACGACTACTGGAACATGGGACAGGACTCGGCGCAGTACAGCCTGCTGCCAATCACCATGGTCGACCCGCTATCGAGCCCGAACTACCAGTCGATGGTGGTGGGCCTCGCCGCGGTGTGGCTGACGGACCCGAACAAGACGAAATTTGCAAACTTCCCGGCCCTCTACAAGGATGCAATGATGCTCTGCCAGGGCATCAAGCAGGAAATCAACGAGTCGATGGACGTCAATGACGCCATGCTCGGGAAGATGCCCGCCGGCCGGAAGAACCAGGCGCAGATGGCCGCGCAGGCGCAGGCGCAGGAATCGAACATCATCGACAACGCGAAGCGGTACGAGGAAGTCATCCTCAATCCGCTCGTTGAATGGATGTTCGAACTCGACCGACAGTTCCGCACCGAAGAGCTGACCGTCGAAGTGCTCGGCGAGATCGGCGCGCGCGCCAACCTGCAGACGATCCCGCCGCAGGCGTTCGGCGAGCGCTACTTCTTCCGCTGGTGCGGCACGTCGTACCAACAGAACCTGCAGCGCATGCAGCAGATGATTTCGTGGATGAACGTCTTGCGCGGTATCCCGCCGCAGCAGCTCGACGGCCGGCGCCTGAACATCGGACCGATCCTCGAATACGGCACCGAGCAGATCTTCGGGCCCGAGGTCGCGCCGCGCATCCTGATCGACGAGCGGAATCTGTTCCACCTCGACCCGCAGGACGAAAACCTGATGATGCACAACGGCCTGCCGGCTGAGATCCATCAGGCCGACGACGACCGCGCGCACATCGCCGCGCATCTGCAGGCGGCGCAGCTCACGGGCGATCGTCAGGGCCTGTTCCGCGCGCACGTTCAGCAGCATCAGCAGGCCATGCAGGCGAAGCTCCAGGCGCAACAGGCGCCGAAGCAGCCGCAGGGGCAACCCGGCGTGCCGGGCGGCGCGGGGCCGGGTGTTGCAGGAACGCCGCGTGCCGGCGCACAGCCGGGGCAGCCTCGACCGCAGGGGCCGGCCGGCATGATCCACCCGGACCAGATTGCGTCACCGATGGCGGCGCCGCGATGAAGCGCTTCGTGGCCCGGTGCACGCCGTGGGGAACCATCCAGACCGGCATGTTCTTCCGCTCGCTGTCAGCGATCGAGAAGGATGCAGTGATCGCGCACGAGTGCGCGCACCTGATTCGTCACGACGCGTTGCGCCGGCTCTGGTGGCTGCTGACGCTGCAGTTGATCTTCCGCCCGGAATGGGTTTTCGCGCGCGTGCGCGAACAGGAACTGGCAGCGGATCAGTACGTGAAAGAGCAGGGCCTCGCGGCAGGGCTGCGCATGTTCCTACGCCGGCATCCGCACCCGGGCAGCGCGCTGCACCCGAGCTCACTGGAAAGACTGGAGGCGCTCCGTGTCTGATGCTTTTTTCATCGTGCCATACCAGGTCAAGGCGGAAGGCAAGGACGTCCCGCCGAATGAGATCCAGACGGCGATCAATTCGCTCGCGAACCAGATGACGACTGCACTCAACGTGCTGGGCAATGGAGCGAGCCCGCAGTTCGCCGCGGCGATGCTCGCCTGGTTCAACAGCCTGCCGACTTCGCTTCCGGCCACGTCTGGCGTGCTCTGGAATAACGGCGGCACGCTCGCCCAATCGTGAGGTATTCCATGAAGAATATTTTCGCAGCGCTGCTCGCGCTGGTCTGCTCGACCGTGTTCGCGCAGAGTTACCCGTCACCGACGTACAACAACCTGACGGTGCAGGGCACCGCGACACTGACGAACCATCCGCTTGCGGTGTCGTCCGGCGGGACGAATTCCGCGACGGCCAGTGGCACGGCACTGGACAACATCACGGGGTTTTCGAGTACCGGATTCCTGACGCGGACAGGCGCCGGCGCGTATTCGTTTCAGAGCCTCACGAACGGCATCGCGCTTTCGAATATCGCGCAGATCGCGGCGAACACCCTGCTTGGCAACGCGACTGGCTCGACCGCCAGCGTCACCGCAGTGACCGTGATTGGATGCAACGGCGCCGCTCAGGCGCTTCAGTGGACGAACGGATCGGGATTCCAGTGCAATTCGTCGATCGCGACTTCGGGAGCGAACGCCAATATCACGAGCCTGTCGGGCCTCACCACTGCGCTATCGGTTTCCCAGGGGGGTATGGGGCGGCAGACGCTCACAGCGCACGGCGTGCTGGTTGGCGAAGGAACGTCCGCGATCAACCAACTGGCAGTGGGTGCCACGGGCCAGGTTCTCGTGGGCGCGACCGGGGCGGATCCGGCATTCGGATCGACGGTGGGCGCGATGACCTTCACGGGCTCGATCACACCTTCCAGCACTGCAGGCATCGTCGGTACCACAACGAACGACAACGCTAATGCCGGCAGCGTTGGCGAATATGTCTCGTCGACGGTTCTTCAGGCTTCCGCAGTTTCGCTCACCACTGGAACGGCGACGAACGTAACCTCCATTCCCCTTACGGCGGGAGATTGGGACGTGACCGGGCAGATTGCCTTCTTGAACGGCGTATCGACGGTACGCCAGTATTTGATGGGCGGAATTAGCACTACGACCGGCGCCCTTCCAGGCAATGAACAGAGATTTTCGGTCAATACTCCTTCATCGACGATGTTTGTTGATGATACGTATGTTGTTCCGACTCAACGAGTCAGCATCAGTGGAGCGACGACGGTGTATCTGGTTACTCAAGCTGGTTTCAATACGAGCACCTGCAAGGCTTACGGAGTCATTCGCGCAAGGAGAATCCGATGAGTGCTACCAACGCGCCCGCGACGGCTGTAAAGGCCTCTTTTCAAGGTCTTGCAGCCGCTGGCCCCATTGCGATAAGCGGTCTGCAGGTAGGGGACGTAATCGTAGCCCTCATCCCGAACAATTTTCTGAACTGGTTCGAGCCTGTCGTTACCGTGGCCGGCCAATTGCAGCAAGTGTGGAACGCAGACGGCAGTGATCTTTCGCTGACCGCGTATTTCGTGCGGGGCGTGTGACGCTTATCAGGGCATTGCTTCACCTCAGTGGCTTCGATCTTTGAGAATCAGGGAAACCGGAATAAAAAGTGCGGAACCCTGATCAGGAGATCATCGTGCGTAAAACCATTCTGGCCCGTCTCGTCGGCCTCGTCTTCCCGGCGATCGGCGCCGGCAATCCGCCGAGCATCCCGGACAACGGCGCGATGCCCGATCAGATCGGTCTATACAACGCGGTTCTCGGCATGAACCCGTTCCAGGAAACCGGCTACAACGTCGCGGCGAACACCTCCGGTTTCACTCTCGGTGCCGCGCAGATCTCCGGCGCCGCGCAGAATTTCTTGAATCTCACCGGCACCCTCGGGGCAGGCGCGAACGCGCAGCTTCCGACCGTCACCGCGCTGCTCGCGCAGTTGCCGACGGTGGTGCAGAACGCCCCGATCGGCCTCAGCTTCCAACTGCGCATCATCAACAGTTCGAGTGGCGCGTTCGTCTGGACCGTTACCACGAACACGGGCTGGACGCTGGGCGGCACCATGTCGATCGCGCAGAACACCTGGCGCGATTTCATCGTCACCATCACCAGCGCGACGACCGCAACGCTTCAGGCGGTCGGTACGGGCACGCAATCGTAAGGGCAGCCATGAGCAAGCTCCTGCAGCGACTTCTCGGTTTTCTGTTTCCCGGCGTCGGCGACGATGGCGCGGCGGATCCTGGTGCTGGCGGTGGGGTTGACGACTCTGGCGCTGCTGATCCTGGCGGCAGTGATCCTGGCGCTGGCGGTGCCGCTGATGATGCTTCGGATGACGATTTCGACTTCGATTTCGTCGAGCCCGCCGCGCCGGCGCGCCGGACGACTTCCGACGCGGATCGGCTCGCGGCGCTCGAGGCGGAAGTAGAGCGCCGTGGCCGCGCGGTCGACACCTCGCGCGCGCCGGCCGCGCCACAGACGGATCGCGATTACGAAGCCGAAGAGGCGCGCCTGCGTGATCCGAATACGACGGACATCGAGCGCTGGCAGATCCAGTCGAATCGCACGCTGCGTCAGAGCCAACAAGCTGCGCAAGCCGCGTTGTTCCAGGCTCAGGACCTGCGCGATCAGACGTTGTTCGAATCGAAGATCGCGAGCGACCCGCATCGTGCGCGCTATCGCGATCGCGTCGAGCAGGCTGTGCAGGACGAGCGCCGGGCGGGCCGCAACGCCTCTCGTGAAGCGGTCTATTACTTCTTGCTCGGCAAGGACATCGCGGATGGCAAGCTGAAGCCGAAGGCCAAGGCAAAAACACCGGCCGCCGACGTGCCGCGCGGCAAGACGCCGGGTGTGCGTTCGACCGTGCCGCCGGCCCGCGGGCAAACCGAACACCAGAAGCGCGCCGCGCGTCTGGCCGACGTGAACATCTGACCAGCACGAGGACACCATGCTGACGAAAATTCTGGCCCTCTTGACGGGCCTCATGTTTCCCGGGGTGACGAACCAGTCGACCAGTTTCACGGCTGACGTCGAAGCGTACATCCAGGAAGAGGTCGAGCCGCTCGCGCGCCGCCAGCTGGTTGCCTACCAGTTCGGCAAGCCGCTGAAGCTCGACACGAACCGCGGCACGACGTACACCGCGTCGCGCTACCAGCGCCTGCCGCTGCCGTATGCGCCGCTGCAGGAAGGCGTCGCGCCTCCGGGCGAGGCGATGACGCTGCAACAGGTCAGCGCGACCGCACAGCAGTGGGGTGACCGAGTCATCATCACCGACGTGGCAAACCTCACCATCAAGCACCCTCTGTTCCAGCAAGCCTGCGAACTGGTGTCGCTGCAGATGCCGGAAACGCTCGAGCGCAACACGCTCAACACGCTGCTCTCCGCGCCGCAGGTGAACTATGCCGGCGGCGCCGCAAACCGCGCCGCGCTGACGGCATCCAACGTGATGTCGCCGCACGAATCGAACCGCCTGTTCGCGTCAATGGCCGCGTATGGCGTGCCGCGCTTCAACGGCGATGAGCGCGAAGACATGATGATCGAGGCGGGCGCGTACCGCGATCCGTCGCAGACGCCGCGGGTCAAGCAGCATTACGTCGCGCTGATCAGCCCGTTTTCGGCGCAGGACATGCGCGAGAACTCGTCGGTACAGCAAGCGTGGGCGTACAGCGACGTCAATCGGCTCTACAACAACGAGCTCGGCGACTTCGGTGGCATCCGCTACTGCGAAACGAACATGATGCCGTACTGGACGGGCGCAGCCGCTATCAACGGCTCCGCGTCGACGTCGGGCGGCCAGCTCGCAACCGGCACGTACTACATCCAGGTCACCGCCGCGCCGGCGCTGACGTCGGTCGAGCAAACGATCTACCAGGTCTCCTCGTCGATCAGCGTGACGGGCCCGACGGGCTCGATCTCGGTGACCCTGCCGTCGTTCCCGAACTACGTGTTCAACGTGTACATCGGCACGACCACGAGCCCGGCCAACCTCGCCACGGCGATCGGCAACGGCGTGCCGGTGACCGGCGTGCTCGCCGGCCAGGCGACGCAGCTGCAGCCGAACCAGACTGTCACGCTGACCGGTATCGGCGTCACGCAGACGCCGCCGGCCGCGCCGGCGAACGGCGTGTCGGTGTTCCCTGTGCTTTTCATCGGCAACCACAGCTACGGCCAGGTGCTGCTCGAGAACCCCGAGTTCCACTACCTGACCGGCGCCGACAAGTCGGATCCGCTGAACCAAACCCGGGTCGTCTCGTGGAAAGTGTTCTACGGGTCGATCCTGCTCAACACGGCCTTCCTGGCTCGCGTTGAATGCGGCTCCGCATTCGCGCCGGGCTATCAGGGCGGCACCGTGACCACCGCGTAAGGAGTAGTGATGGCCGCACGTAACTCGCAGGAGCCGGGAAAGCCGGCTCAGGAGTCGGCTGATGCCGACGAATTGCTCGGCGGTGCCGCGCCGGTCGACGAAAGCCGCGAAGCGCTGCTCGAGCGCATCAAAGCGCTCGAGGCCGAAAACGCCAAGCTCGGTGCCGCGAAGGATATTGCCGAGGAAGAATCGGCGCGCCTGTCCGCGCAGGCGCAGTCGTCGTTGCTGACGTCGGGCGTCGTGGAGCGTTTCGCCGGCAAGGCCGAGGACGGTGAGACGGATCTCTGGTGGTATCGCATCGACCTCGCGCCGTGCGGCGGCGAGCACCTGAAGATCAACGGCACGCCGTACTTGCACGGCCACACGTACAAGTTCGACACGGACACCCTGCGCTGCATCAAGGAAATGGTGGCGCGTACCTGGGTGCACGAGAACGACATCAACGGGCACGCGTTCAACCCGTACCGGCAGGCGCAGAACAAGGTGCTCGGAGGCGGCCCCGTGCCGGCCTGGGCGAGATCGTAATCCCAACCCCGAAAGGAAGACAATGCAAGCCTCTCAGGAAGCTACGGCTGCAACGGTGATCGGCAACTTCACGATCACTCTCCCGGCGCCGAACCAGGCGCAGCTCTCGGCCAGCGGTTATCTGGTTGAGGGCGAATCGAAGGACTCCCTCGACAGCCGCATGGACCTGGTGCGCGAAGCGCTTCAGCGTCAGCAGCGCATGCTCGAGATTCCGGTTCTCGAAGCGCACATCGAGCAGTGGGAAAAAGCGCGTGACGACGTCGCGCGCGCATACGCGGATCTGCTCGAGCGCCACAATGCGAAGAGCGCCGGAAAGGCCGGCTCGAAGGCGCTGTCGAGCCAGGAGCAGGCGAACCTGAAGAACGCACCGCAACAGCTGAAGGGAATCGAGGCGGAGCTCGAGAAGGCACGGCAGAAGATCGCGGACGCGCGCGCGGGAGCGTGAAATGGCCTACCTCCAGGCCCAGCAGATCGTCGCGCGCGCATGCGCCGTCGCAAAATGCCCCGGCTTCGTTCAGCAGGGCGGCATCTATCTGAACATGGTCCTGGAGGACCTCTGGCTGCATCGTGACCTGAAGATCAACCGGGTCACCGAATTCGTCACTGTGCAGGCGAACAACTACGGTCCGTTCGCGCTGCCGCTGAACTATCTGCGTCCGTACGACCTGTTCTTCCAACAGAACAACCTGCCGTACTTCCTGCATCCGATCTCCACGGAGGAGTGGGATCAGGAGTTCAAGGACCCGTCGATCGCGAACTATCCGTACGAGTTCATGACGATCCTGTACGACGAGACGACCGCTCAGGCGAATCAGTCGGCTGGCCAGCTCTTCATTTATCCGCAATCGTCCGGGCAGATCACGCTCACGCACCGATACATGGTGAAGCAGCCGGACATCGTCACGCCCGAGACGTCGACGGTGATCCCGTGGTTCCAGGATCAGCAGTACCTGATCAAGGCAACGGCCGTCGAGCTGATGGGCGAGACGGACGATACGCGTCAGGAAGTGTGGCGCGCGCAATGCGAGGCGATGCTGCGCACGCACCTAATCATGGAAGGCGACGAGCAGCAGGTCGTCAAGTCGGTGAGGTTGGATCCTCGGCGCTTCCACACGAATCGCACGCTGAAACCAACGAAGATCACGGACTGAGGGCGCCATGGGCATTCGCGCTAGTTATCCGGTCCGGTTCACCCCGAAAGGACTCTGCGACGCACTGGACGCGACGGACGCGTTCCCGGGCGCATGCGCGCTGCTCACCAATCTTGTTTTCGATCAGGGTAACCCGGAGCTCATTGTTCCGAGGCCTGGTGTCGGCCCGGCGCTGACGACCTTCGCCGGATTCACGTCGCCAACGTTCGTGTCGGTCTACATCGTGATCGGCAACGTCGTCTACGGTATGGTGTCGACCGGCCGCACCGCAGGATTTGACGAACCGTTCGCCTACAACCTGTCGACGAACTCGTTCATTACGATCGCCGGCGTGACGGCCAGCAATGTGCCGTCATCCCCACCGTCGAGTGGCGCATGGACCCCGCCGACGATGGCGGTGGTTGGCCCGAACGTCATCGTCACGCACCCGGGGTTTTCGGGCGCCGGTTCGAACTTCTTCGGCGTTATCAACATCTCCAACCCGGCCGCACCGACCTGGAGCGCCGCCAACACCGCGACGAATGCGCTCCCTGGTGTGCCGACGTCCGTCGCGAACTTCAACAATCGCGCGTGGTTCTCGATCGGGAACGTCAGCTACTACAGCGATGTGCTCGCCCCGACGACGCGCACCAACGCTTCGCAATCGGTTACGTTCGGCGACACGACGCCGATCACGGTGTTTGCCGGACTGCCGGTGCAGACGACATCGGGCGGCGTCACCGCCGCGTTGATCGTGTTCAAGGCGTCGCAGATCTGGCAGGTCACGGGCGACCTCGTGACGAATAACCTGGGCGTGAACTATTTGTCGTTGACGATCGGCACCACGTCACCGCGTAGCGTCGCGCAGAGCCCGCTGGGCACCCATTTTGTGGGCTCGGATGCGCCGTATGTTGTGACGCAACTCGGTGCGGTTCAGCAGTTGGCTCCGGACGGTCGAACGACTGCCGATGTGCAGACCCCGTTCCTGAACACGACGCAGCCGACGCGGGTGACGGCGGCCTACTCGGGCAGCATCTATCGTGTGTGCGTGCCGACGCAGCTGTCAGGCCAGAACCAGACGAACGATTACTGGTTCGATATGCGCCGGCGTCGGTGGAACGGCCCGCACTCGTTCGCGTATGACTGCGCGGCGCAATACGGATCTTTCTTCGTTGTTTCGGGGATCGGACACGGCGCTGCGCTGTTCCTGAGCACCACGCTTCCGACTTCGAATACCGCCTATCTGGATGCCGGATCGTCGTACCAGTGCCACATGAAGTCGTCGACGTTCCCGAAAAACAACCGGATGACGCAGCTGCAGGTCATCGAGTCGAACATCGAGTTGAGCACATCGGGCTCAGTGCCGACGAACTTCACCATCACCGCGCTCAACGAGAAAAACACGACACTCGCCTCGACATCCATCACGAAGACCGGGAGCGGGTCGTTGTGGGGCAGCTTCACATGGGGCATGGCTCCTTGGACGGCTCTGATTGCCGTTCCCGACGTGAATCCGATCGCCTGGCCTAACACACTGGTATTCGCCAAGCTGGCCATCGACCTCTTCACTAATTCCGGCAGTCCGTTTCAGATCGGCACGTTCTACGCCCGGTATCAGGATACCGGGTACATCGCACAGGGGTAAGCCATGTCCATCATCGGAAATCTGCCGAACACGTTGTCCAACGGGACGACCGCGGACGCCACTCAGGTCATGGCCGATCTGAATTACATCGCGGCTCAGGTCAATGCGAATGCGCAGCCAGCCGGCAGCTACGCCCAACTGAGCGGGGCGACATTCACCGGCCCCATCTCCGTGAGCGTGACCGGTTCGTCCTTCACTGGCAGAACGCTGTTTTTGAATGCAGGCGCGAGCAACGGCGAGATCGAACTTCAAAACACCGGGGGCGGGGCGTTCTTCATGCGCGGATGGGGGCCTGGTGGCGGCATGCAATGGGTCAACAACGCCTATACGGCCGTCGTAGCGAGTATGGACGACGCGGGCAACTTCATCGCGACCGGCATCGCCGCGAGCTCGGACCGTCGGCTGAAATCCCACATCAAACGGATTCGCAACGCTACCGACGTGGTGCTGGCATGGGTGGGCGTCACGTTCCAGCGAAAGCGCGACAAGACGAAACGTCGGCATGCTGGGTTCGTCGCCGACGACATGATCGCCAGTGCGCCCGAGCTCGTCTTCGAGGATGAGAAGGGATTCAAGAGCATCGCATACGGCAACGCGACCGCCTACTTGGCCACTGCGTTTCAGGAACTCGAGGCGCGCGTGCGCAAGCTGGAGTTGAAGAAATGACACTCCCCGCCAGCTTTCCCTTATCGATGTCGCAGATCGCGACCGAACTCGGCCTGTCGCTTCCACTCTCGCTGACTCATGGCTGGGTTCTCGCGCTCGCTGGAAAATCAGGTCCGCCGATCAGCTTCGCCAATCTACTCGGGCAAACAGGCACGGCGACCGGCAACGCGACCGCCACGTCCGGGGGCGGGGGCGTCAACGCGCTGTTCTCGTCACCGTGGTTCCGCGGACAGATCTCACTGCTCGGCTCGACGAACGGAGGCGCTCCGGGGCTGACCGTTTCCATCCAGTTCTCGGTCGCGCCGAACTGGAGCGGAAATATCCTGCTGAAGAACAATACGACCGGCGGCTCGATCGTGCTTCCGAAGTTTAACTCGACTACCTGGCAGGTGAACAGCAACCCGGGAAACATCATTCGCGCTGGCTTTACCGACAACTTCACCATCACACCGTCGACCTAACTGCGACGGGAAACAAAACTACCATCTGCACCAACTGTCGGGGGAAACATGGGAAACCGGACACTTACCGAAGACGACGTCAAGGCGATTGCCGAGCAGATCGAAAGCGGCATCACCCAGCGTTTCCAACTGAATGTCGGCCGAGGGATTCTCGGGCTGGTGTGGCGCGTTTTCATGTACGCCCTAGTCGCCATTGCTGCGTATGGCGCGGGCGGCGGCCTCAAGAAGTTTTTTTAGGAGATGGACATGCTGGAATCGATCAAATCCGCCATCGAGGCACGCTTCCAGGCACTGGCGAACGACGGCCGCGCCTTCGTCGACAAGGTCGAGGAAATCATCGGCTTGGGCAACGCCGCGAAGGAACTGGCCGACCTGGAATCGCGCGTTACCTTGATCGTCAACGACGCCGAGGCCACCGCCGAACAGAAGGTCGAGCAGATCCTGCACACGGTGGGCAAGCTGTGAGCAGCTTCGACGACGCCTTCGCGGCCCTTATGGGCAACGAGGGCGGGTATTCGAACAACCCGTCCGACCCGGGTGGCGAGACGATGTGGGGTGTCACGGCCCGCGTCGCACGCGCGAACGGGTATGGCGGCGACATGCGCTCGATGTCACAGGCGACGGCTCGGTTGATCGCGAAGCGGGTCTACTGGGATCCGTATTACTGCGATCAGTTCGACCCGCGCGTAGCGTTCCAGATGTTCGACGCCGCGTACAACGGCGGCCTGCCGGTGACCTGGCTGCAGGAGGCCGCGGGCCTGAAGCCCGACGGCCGAATCGGACCGGTGACGATCGCCGCGGTGAACGCGGCAGACCCCGTGCGGATCGTTGCGCGGTTCCTTGCTTACCGTCTGAAGTATCTGGCCGATCTGCACAACTGGCCGGCGTTCAGCCACGGATGGGCGAACCGTATCGCCAACAACCTTTTGAGGGGAGCCGCGTGATGGGATTCCTCGATCCGATTTCCGCAGTCTCCGACGTCGTCGGGAAGATCATCGATCGTGTATGGCCGGATCCGGCGCAGGCCGCTGCCGCGAAGTTGCAGCTGCTTCAGCTGCAACAGACGGGCGAGCTCGCGCAGATCACCGGGCAGATGCAGATCAACCAGGCGGAAGCGCAGAGCGCGGACCCGTTGCAGCACTGGCGCGGCGGTATGGGATGGGTGTGCGTTGCCGGGTACGCGTGGAATTTCGTGCTGCGCCCGGCGATCAGCGATATTTCCGCGCTGTTCGGGCATCACATCGTCCTGACGGAAATGGACCTCACGCAGCTCGCAACGATCACGATCGGCATGCTCGGCCTCGGCGGCATGCACGTCTATCAGCAGGTCAAAGGAAAATGAACAACCTGATCCGAATCGGTAGTGGTATCGACACGGCCCCCTTGCTGCTCGCCATTGCGCGCCAGCCAGGCCTGTGGAATCGACACGTTTTCCGCACGGATCGCGAAGGAAGTCCACACGCCGACGTTTCGGATATCTGGCTCCGCTACAACGATGAGAAGCCGTACAAGGCGGCCGGCGACTACACCGGCTTCAACGACGCGCACGACGCGATCTTCTACCCGGAGTGGTACGCGCTGCCCCAAGTACGGCCGATCGTGTTCGGTCTGATGGCGCGCGTCGAAGGCACGCGCCTCGGCGGCGTACTCATCACGAAAATTCCGGCCGGGAAACGCATCTTGCCTCATGCCGACGATACCTGGCATGTGCGCCACTACAACACGAAGCTGTATGTCCCGCTCCAGTCGAATCCGCGATGCTGGAATCGAGTTGAAGACGAAACCGTGGTGATGGCACCGGGAGAGGTGTGGTATTTCGACAATACGAAGGAACACGAGGTGGTCAACGAAGGCGACGACGATCGGATCACGCTGATCGTGTCGGTCCGGTGCGAGAAATGATCAAGCATCACTTCTCGGCCGGCGGTGTGTACGCGCGCGAACAGACGCTGCGCGCGGGCGAGGAAGTGCAGAAGCACGTGCACGATTACGACCACCTGAGCTATCTCGCACACGGCACGGCGATGCTCGAGGTCGACGGAGAGCTGAGCGTGCTGCACGGTCCGTGCATGCTGGAAGTGAAGGCGGGCCTCGTGCATCGCATTACCGCGCTGACGGATCTGACGTGGCTCTGCATTCATGCCGAAGCCATCGCGGATCCTGAAGTCTTGAAGAAGGAGTGAATCATGCCATGGGGTGTCGCCGCTGCTGTAGGCGGTTCGATCGCGGGTTCGCTGGTCTCGGGTGCCATGTCTCCCGGCACGTCCGGGGGTAGCGGAGGTAGCGGCGGACCGTCCTATTACATCCCGACCGGGCTCAACACGGCCGATACGACGTGGCAAAACCTGCTGTCGAGCATCAACACCGCATATGGCGCCAACAACTCGACGCCGATTGCGCAGGGTTCGTTGTGGGGCGGTATCGCAGCGAACAACCTGTATGGCCCAGGTTACCAGTTTCAAGCGGACGCCGCGGGCGAACAATATGCGCGGCTTGCGAACCAGTTGGCCCAGCGTTCCGGGAACAGTTTCAACACACAGGACAACCTAGTGAATGCCGGCTGGAACGTGTACAACACCGCGATGGATCCGCAAAGCGCGCTGTACAACCGCACCCGTCAGCAGGTCACGGATCAGTCGAATGCGGTGAATTCGATGTACGGGCTCGGCACGTCCGCAGCCGGCGCCGGACTGACGAACCAAGCACTATCGAACTTCAACATCGACTGGCAAAACAATCAGCTGCAACGTCAACTGCAGGGGCTTCAGGGCTACGCAGGTATGGCCAATACGGCAGGTCGATACGGCGAGCTCGGTACTTCCCAGGCCAGTGCCGTACCGGGCAATACGCTCCTCGCCGGTTCAACGCCGTACAACGTCGGGCAAACGATCGCCGCCACGCCGGGATCGCTCGCGAATACCTACGGGTCGTATTTGAACTCGAATCTGTACGGGCCGGCCGAAGGGATCATGGGGTCGACGATCCCGTACATGAACTACGGTCAGGGTGCGCAGTCGGTGCCATTCCAGAGCCAAGCACAGGGCGCCGGTGCGCTCGGCAGCCTTGTATCGCAGGGTATTTCCGGTCTCGGGAACAATCCGCAGATACAGAATGCATTCTCGAACTTTTTCAGCCCAGCAAGCGGGTCGTTCAGTGGTGGGGATTTTAGCGGCGCGTTCACATCGGACCCGTACTACTCGGGCGGTGGGAACTCGTACGGTTTCACGATGGGGTAAGCCATGGCCGGACTTGCAGGGCTTCCGTACTTTCTTCAGTACCAGCAGCAAGCGCAGGAGCAGGCGCTGCAGCGTCAGTACGCCCAGATCCAGCTCGCGCAGTTCCAACAGCAACAGCAGGATCGTCAGCGTCAGCAAGCCGCACAGGAGGCAGCGGGGAACGCACTTCCGATGCTGCTCGCGGGGCAACAGCAGGTCATGCAGATGCCCCCGCCGCCTCAGGTACCGAATCCGGGGCAGGCGTCGATGCCGGCGCAGCCCCAACAACCCGCCGCTCCGGGGCAAATGCCCCCGCTTCCGCCTGGGATGCCTGCGGCTACCGGTGTGTCCGGGAAACCGCCGCTGCCCCCGTTCCAGCCGCTGCCGACGGCCGGCGGGCCGCAGGGCATGCAGCAGCAGATTCCGGCTCCGCCGACGGCGCTTGCCGCCCCGCAACAGCCCGGCGGCCCGCTTACGCTCGACAGCGCGATCAAGGTCCTCAAGGACCAGGGCTTGTCCGGCGCGGACCTGATGATGGGGCTGCAGCAGCTGACACCGATCCTGGACTCGCAGGCGAAGGCGCAGGCCGCCCAGATCCAGATGCGTTTCGAACAAGAGATGAAGCTGCAGGCTGTGCAGGATCGGCGCGCCTCGCTCGAGGAGCGAATTCGTGAAGCTAACCAGAGATCAGAAGATCGCGCGTTGGATCGCGCGGATCGCGCGCAGGCGCGCGCTGAGTCGAATGCTTTGCGTGCTGAATCAATTGCGCTTCGCCGGCAGTCAATCGCGTTGGCAAACGGCGACGACGCCAAGTTCTCGCCTGAAGACCTGAAGTTCCTGGCGGAGCAGGCGCGGGCAGGCGATACGTCGGTCTATCAGAACCTCGGCCGCGGCGCACAGGGCTCGAAGAATATCATCGCGCTGCGCCGCGAGGTCATGCGCCAGGAGCAGGAAGCGGGCGGCACCGGTGCCGACATCGCAGCCGCGAACGCTGGATTCCAAGGCGAGAAGGCCGCGGCCCGGACGGGCGCCACGCGCGCGGCGAACATTGGCATGGCGGTATCCGAAGCGCAGAAGACTTTCCCGCTCGTGCGTGAAGCGTCGTCCGCACTGCCACGTACGGAATTCCCCGGCGTGAACAAGGCGATTCAGGCGGCTCAGACTGGTTCGGGCGATCCGCGCGTCGTTGCACTCGGCACGGCGCTCAACACATCGATCAACGCTTATGCCCGCGCGATTAGCCCGACTGGCGTACCGACGGTGTCCGACAAAGAGCATGCGCGCGAGCTGCTGTCGACGGCTAGCACGCCCGAGCAGCTCAACGCGGTGCTGTCGATGATGGAAAAGGAAATGGCTGCGGCGCGCCAAGCTCCTGCGGAGGTTCAATCTCAACAGAAGGCCCGCATTTCCGGCCGAGGCGAAGGCGCACCGGCCGTCGGTACGGTCGAGGGCGGATACCGGTTTAAGGGGGGCGACCCGTCGAAGCAAAGCAACTGGGAGAAGATGTAATGGCCGGCCCGTGGGAAAAATATGCGCAGGACACCGCTGCGTCGACGACTGGGCCGTGGGATAAGTATGGCGGTTCGGCGCCGGTCGCGGCGGCACCGCGTGGCCCGGTTCCGCCTCTCGACCGCCTGCCGCCTGATAGCCCGGCACCAGCCATGACATCGAAGCAGGCCGACACCATCGCGGAGCGCCTGCTTGGCCTGGGCAAGAGCGCGGTCGGGCTCGGTGAGGCCGGCCTGTCGGCTGTAACCGGCGCGCTGGCCGCGCCCGCGGGCGCTGCATACGGCATCGGCAAGACGCTCGCGAGCGGCAAATTTGGCACGCAGCAGGGCATCGAGGAAGGTGATCGCGCCGGCGTCGCGCTGGCCAACAAGCTGACGTACCAGCCGCGCACCGAGGCCGGCCGGGCCGACATCGATGCGCTGAGCAATTCAGGGCTGATGCATGCGCTGCAGGGCCTGCCGGTCGAGTCCCCGATGATCGCGCGGATCCCGGAAGTGCCACGCGGCGTGCTAGCGACCGGTGAAGGTGCGGCCGGCGCCGCCCGGGCTGGTGCGAACGCCGTTGGCCGCGGTGCCGCGCGCGCAGCTGCTCGAGCGCTGCCGGAAGTCGATCCCGAGACGCTGCGGCTCGCACGCGAGGCGCATGAGATGGGCTTTCGCTTCCGGCCGGACCAGATGTACGAGAACAAATTCGGGCGCATCGCTGGGCAGCTTTCGTCGGACGTGCCGTTTTCCGGCGAGACGTCGGGTGCCAACCAGCGCGTGTTCAACCAGCGTTTGATCCAGGCGATCGGTGGCGAAGGCGACAAGCTGACGCGCCAGGTGTACGCCAACGCGATGAAGAAGTCGGGGACCGAGATCGACGCGATCACGGCTGCGCACAGCATCCCGATCGACAATGCATTCCTGAACCGCCTGCAGCGTGCGAAGGGAAACCAACTGCCGGAAGTGCAGGGCGTCGTGCAGGGGTACATCGACGATCTCGAGGGGCTCGCCGGCCCGCGCCAGACGCTGTCCGGTGGAGGGGCAACGTCGGCTGCGCGGCAGCTCGACGGGGCGAAGCTGCGCCCCTTCCTGACGAAGCTGAAGTCCACGATCCGCAGTACGTCGAACGGCGACCTGCGACACGCGCTGAGCGACCTGCAGGGTGAAATCGAAGACGCATTCCTTCCGCAACTGTCGGCCGATGAAGCCGCGCGATACGCGGCTGCCCGCCGGCAGTACGCGATCGGGAAGACGATTGAGCCGCTCGTGGCGAAGTCGCCGGGCGGCAACATCAGCCCGAAGGCGCTGATGGGGGCGGTCACGTCGAACGCCTACGGCAAGCGCGCGATGGCGATGGGCCAGGGCGGCGAACTGGGCAAGCTGGCAGACATCGGTTCGCTGTTTCTGCGCGAGCCCGGCACGTCCAACACGGCCGAGCGCGGCATCGTGGCCGGCGTGCTTGGGGGCGCGGGGCTCGGCGTCAACCCCGCTGCCGCTGTGGCGCCCTGGGCCGCCGCCAACCTGTACAACCGCACCGGGCCCGCCATCACTGAACAACTCCTTCAACGGCCGCCTGCCCCATGAGAATCCTCGCGATCGACGTCGGCTCGAATTGCCTCGATTGGCTGATGCGCTGCCAGGAGTGGGGGCATCAGGTCCTCTGGTACGACAAGCCGCGCCCGGACGGCACCGACCGCCACGCCGGCGAAGGCATCGTGCCGAAGATCCGTGACTACGACGAGCTGCGTCGGAAGTGGCTGGGCTGGGCTGACCTGATCTACACGCCTGACAACGTCAGCTATCTCGACATGCTCGAGCCGTACCGCCGAATCGGTTATCCGATCTACGGCTGCAACCTGGCGGCCGTCGAATGGGAGCTCGACCGCGAGGCGGGACAGAAGGTCATGGAGGAGTGCGGGATGCGGATCATCCCTGGCAAGACGTTCCACGACTACGATTCCGCGATCGCCTATGTGAAGAAGCAGGGCAAGGCGTTCGTGTCGAAGCCGTCCGGTGATGGTGAGCGCGCGATGTCCTACGTCGCCGAGAGCGCGGCCGACATGGTCTACATGCTGGGCCGGTGGAACAAGATCGACAAGTACCGCTCTGCCGCGCGCAAAGACGGCTTCATCCTGCAGGAGAAGATCAGCGGCATCGAGATGGCCGTGGGCGGCTTCTTCGGCCCGGACGGCTGGTCAAAGGGCTGGGTCGAGAACTGGGAAAACAAGAAGCTGATGAACGGCGACTTGGGTGTGAACACGGGCGAGATGGGCACCACGGTGCGAGTCGTCCGGCAATCGAAACTTGCCGACGAGGTACTGAAGCCTGCCACTGAGCACCTGAAGCGGATCGGCTACGTCGGCTACGTCGACGTCAATTGCATGATCCCGACCGACGGGAAGGGACCGTATCCGCTCGAGTGGACGATGCGCGATGGCTGGCCGATCCGGCACAATCTGACCGCCCTGATCGAGGGCGACCCTGCGCAATGGATGGCCGACAAGATCCAGGGCCGCGACACGCTGAAGATCCGCATGGACGAAGTGTGCATCTCGGTGCTCATGGCGCTGCCCGACTTCCCCTACTCGAAGATCACGAACAAGGAACTGTGCGGGATCCCGATCTACGGCGCCGAAGACATGGAGCACCTGCACTTCTCCGAGGTCATGATGGGCGTTGCGCCGCGCGAAGTGAACGGCAAGGTGGTGAACCTGCCTGGTCCGGTGACGGCCGGCGACTACGTGCTCATCGCGACGGGCACAGGCGAGACGATCACCGGCGCGCGCCGGTCGGCCTACAGCGCCATCAAGAAGGTGAAGATCCCGAACAGCCCGTTCTACCGCACGGACATCGGTGTGGGTCGGCTGAAGAAGCAGCTGCCCGACCTGCAGGAGATGGGCTACGCGAAAGGGCTTTCCTACTAGGAGAACGTAATGGCGACTAAAAAATCCGGCGCCGCTCCCATGAGCATTTCGGCGGATGAAAAACGCTGGCGTGCACAGTCCGATGCTGACACGCTCGCTCGAGCTCAGGAAATCATGCAGGACCGAACGCGCCATTCAGCAGCGCAGGCGCACGCGGCGAAAGAAGCGAAGCGGTACTCGACTGTCGCAAATACAGCACGCAAACTTGCTGCGAAAACACCGACGCGGGGTCGCAAGTGAGACGCTCGATGCGCGCCGGCCTGATCTCCGAGGAATCCATCAAGACGGCTCTGACCGAAACCAAAGGGGACATCTTCCTGGCTGCGTCGACGCTCGACTGTACCGCCCACGAGTTGGACGGATACATCCGTGCGTCGGCCGAACTTCAGGGATTCGCCGCGGCAATCGAGAAAGTCAAGATCGATCCGTCTTACTCGCGCATGAGCAGCGAGCAGTTTGACGCGCGAGTAGCGGATCTCAAGCGCGCATACAAGGTTGTCGGACTCGAGGAGCTTCATGGTCTGGCGACTATGAACCACAAGGACAGTGCAGCGATGGCGAAGGTTAAGCTGCAGGCTGCGATCGCCCTCCGTGGTGGAGAACAGCGTGCCGTCGGCGATCGAGAAATTGAACATGCTCTGTCCGAGCTCAATCAGCTGTACCACGCCAACGCTCCACGAATCAAAGAGATCCGCCAGACCGTCGTCAAACTTGAAGATGGTCGGGAAGCGACTCAACAAGTGATCGAACTTCAGCAAGATCAGCAATAG